CAGGATATTTCGAGCGCGGCTTTTGAGAAAATTTATCAGATTGCCGATGCTCCAAGTTTTGTCACAAATTCAGCCGAGTCAAATATCCAAGGTTTTACCGATGTAGTTGACGGCGAAGCGAAAAAGATAAACGGCTTAACTGAGAAATTAGCGGACTACACTTATCAGCTTAGAAATATGCAAGCTGATATTCGGACAATCGCTCAGACACCTTCACGAGTAGCTGAAAACTTCAAAAATACTTTGAATAATTTTTTAGCTGTTTTGCCCGGCGGCTCAAATGAAATGCGCTTAGCCCTTAAAGGCATTACACGCTACGGTGTCGATTTTGACGACGCTAACAATTCGACCCCAAGCCGCACGACAGAGAGCGCGAACAACGGCGCACTTCGCGACCTTTCTTTTGAGCTTACAACAGGGCTCATGGCTAGCGAGGCAATTGATAGAATCTACGCAAGTTATGAAGACGCTGAAAGCTCTCGCGATGAGGTGCTTGACCTTATTGATGAAATCTTAAATCGCACAAAAGACGATAATGTTTATAGTGGATTTTACCGCTTAAGATATGAGCTTTTAAAAGCCGTCCCAAGTCAAACGCAAGGGCTTCCAAGAATTGTTAATTTTGAAAACACAGCGATGCTCCCTAGTCTCGTTGTGGCTTACGACATTTATGAGTCGCTTGAGCTTGAGCCGGATTTAGTTTCAAGAAACAATGTTTCTCATCCGGGTTTTATGCCTGCAAACAAGATACTTAAAGCCTTGAGGTTTAGCGATGTCTAGCCGTGCTCGCTTAAAGATTGATTCAGTTTTTTATGACGGTTGGAAAGCTTTTTCGATTTCTGAAAGCATTGAGACGGTAGCAAGTAGTTTTAGGCTTTCTGTCACAGATAACTGGAATAATTTGTCATGGCCTATTAAAGACGGCGACCTTTGCGAAGTCTTTTTAGGTGACGAGAAATTACTAACGGGTTACATAGATAGCGTTGAGGCATCAGTAAGTAGCAGTGAACGAACAATCGAAGTTAGTGGACGAAGTAAGGCTTCTGATTTGGTTGATTGCAGCGCTGACGGCAAGTCTGCTTATACGGGATTAAAACTCGAAGCACTCACGGAAAAACTTATTTCTCCTTTTGGGCTCACTGTCATTTTAGACGAAGGTGTCACGACAGGCCCAGTTATTCAAAACGTCGGAGTTAATATCGGCGACACGCCTTTTGAGATACTTGATAAGAGAGTAAGACAAAAAGGCTTGCTGCTTTTATCAAGCACGGATGGCAACATTCTAATTTCTAAGCCCGGCAATGAGTACGCTGATTCTGGGCTCACACTTGGTGAAAACATTCTTTCTTGCTCAGCCTCTTTTGATTCAAAAGACAGGTTTTCAGTTTATAAAATAAAAGCTCAAAACAATTTTGAAATGGAAGGCTTAAGTGGTTTTCAAGTGTTAGGGCGCGCAAGCGATTCTAACGTGAAGCGCTTTAGGCCCTTAGTTATGAGCGCAGCAAATGCAATGAGCGCTCTTGAAGCAAAAACTCAAGCTGAGTTTGAAGCTATTACAAGAGCCGCTAGAGCTAGAAAAATCTCAGTAAGTGCTCAAGGGTTTTTTCAACGCTCAGGGAAGCTTTGGAAAAAAAATCAAGTTGTGAAATTAAACGCACCTGCGATTGGTGTTGAAAACGATGAGCTTTTAATCTCAGACATAACTTATACGCTAGACGAAAATGGAAGCGTTACAACTTTCGGGCTTATGAGAAAAGACGCTTTTATCCCTAAGCCAATTGTCGAAACAAAAGACGAAACGCTTTTAGGCGGTGACGAATGAGCTTAAAAATGTTTCAAAAAATTTTAGCTCCGTATAGAAATAGGATTTTAAATCTTGTGGGTCGTGCTGTTATCTCTGCAATCAATGATTCAAAATCGCTTCAAAGATTGCAATTGAAAGTAAACGCCGATGAGGTCTTAGATGACGTTGAAAGAGTGCAAGAATATGGTTTTGCAAGTAACCCTAAAATTGGGGCTGAAGCTGTTGCGCTTTTTTTAGGCGGCGATAAGTCTCACGGACTTGTCATAGCCACGGACGACCGCCGTTATAGAATGAAAGTATCAAGTGGGAAGGTCGCAATTTATGACGACGAAGGCCAATATGTTTACATAAAAACAGGCGGTGTCGTAGAGGTTAAAGCCAACACTAAAGTGTTAGCGACGTGCCCTCTTTTTGAGACTAGCGGAAATGCTAAAGTAGGCGGTAATTTAGAAGTTGTGGGCACCTCAACTTTAACAGGTCTAGCGACAGCAACGGCGGGTGTGACAAGCCCCGCGACCTTAAGCGGAGCCACAATCGCGGCAACAGGTGCGGGAATTGCAAATGTAGGCGCTAAAATCAATGAAATCAAAACAGCGCACAACACCCATAAACATCAAGAAAACGACGTGGGCGGCTTAACAGGCGTGGCTGACGTACAGGTGACATGACATGAGTGATATTGCTTTAGAAATTACACGCTCCGAGCGAGGTGACACTTTTGACTTTGCAAAAACATCTAGCGATTTAAAACTAGATGAGGGTTTAAGAAGTGCTGTCATTGTTTCTCTTTTCACAGATAGAAGAGTTTCAAAAGAAGAGGTTTTGCTTGGGCAAAATCAAAGGGGTTATTGGGGGGATGTACTTTTAGAAGTGCAGAATGATAAATGGGGGTCAAAGCTATGGCTCCTAGAGCGAGAAAAGCAAACACAAGAAACTCTTACGCGGGCCGTTGAATACGCAAAAGAAGCGCTTCAATGGATGATAGACGATGAAATTGCTGCGAGTATAGAAGTAGAGGCAAGCTATCCGATAGCTGGGTTTTTAAGCCTTGAGGTTTTTATTCAAAAACCAAGTGGTGAGAAACTCAACTATGCTTTTGATAGCGAATGGAAAGTAGAAGAGGCTAGATAGATACATGGCTTTTAGTAGACCGACCCTTTCAGAAATCGTCGAGAGAATCGCGGGCGATTTATCGACTAGAATCTTAGGCACGGCCACGGCGCTAAGACGTTCGGTTATCAGGGCAATGGCGACCGCTTTCGGCGGCGCTATTTATTCCACTTATGGCTACCTCGACTATTTATCAAAAGAGCTTTTTGTAGATCAAGCAACGGACACTCTTTCTCGTCACGCTTCTATTTGGGGCGTACCAAGAAATGCCGCGACTTTTGCTGACGGCCAAGTGGAATTTACAGGTACAAACGGGACGATATTGCCTGCGTTGACTTTGCTTCAAAGAGCAGACGGCGTTGAATTTGAAGTGCAAGCTGACGGGACAATCTCAAGCGGCACGGTAGTTGTAGACGTAGTTTGTAAAACTGCGGGTGACACCGGAAATATGTTATCAGGTGAAACGCTTACAATTGTTTCTCCTATTGCTGGGATAAATTCTGAAGGTGTTGTTGAGACTGACGGCTTAACAGGCGGCGCGGACGAAGAAAGTATTGAATCGTGGCGCGAGCGCATTTTGGCTCAAATTCAAAAACCCCCAAGAGGCGGCACAGAAGCCGACTATGAATTTTGGGCAAAAGAAATTACAGGTGTCACAAGAGTGTGGGTTTATCCTGAGCAATACGGTGCGGGCACTGTAGGCGTTGCCTTTGTTCGAGACGGCGAATCTCCAATTTTTCCAAGTGCCGGCGAAGTCGCTGACGTTCAAGACTACATAGATTCTGTTAGACCTGTTGGGGCTGACGTAACGGTGTGGGCTCCAAGCTCACAGCTTTTAAACTTTACTATTTCAATCACGCCTGACACGGCGGCAATTCGCGCGGCGGTACAAGCCGAGCTTGAAGACTTAATCAAACGTGTGGCTGAGCCCGGCGGTACTATTTACCTTTCACAAATTCGCGAGGCGGTATCAGCCGCCGCAGGTGAAGAGGATAACGAAGTCACAGTGCCTTCGGCTGACGTGACAGCAAGCGCCGGCAATCTTTATCAAATGGGAGTTATAACTTGGGTTTAATATGAGCACACTTGATAAGTTTCGCTCTTTTATGCTTGAGCTATGGCCAAGAGGCCGAGCGTGGAATAGGGAAAGTGATTCTCTTTTCTTTGATACTTCCGAGGGTATGGCGGTAGAGCTTACTCGGATAGATGAAAAATCTAAATTACTTCAAGAGGAAGCTGACCCAAGAACAACTTTTGAGCTTTTAGAGGATTGGGAAAGGATGCTTGGCATCCCCGATGAGTGCTCCGACTTAGAGGGCACCATAGCTGAGCGCATTGCAGTAGTTGTGAGAAAGCTCACAAGTAGAGGCGGTAACACCTTATCAAAACCCTTTCTTATCGCGCTTGCCGCGACCCTTGGTTATACGATCACAATCGAAGAGCCGGGCGTAAATATGTTTAGGTGTGGTGTTAGTAGGTGCGGCGATAGGCTTTACGGCGCTTTATGGCGTTTTTGGATTCAGGTAGTCACAGACACTTTTGTCTTAGACGTGTTTCGCGCTGGGACAAATAGAGCGGGCGACCGCTTAAGGACATTTGAAAACACTGAGCTTGAGTGTGTAATAGAGAAAGCAAAGCCTGCACATATAAGCGTGCAGTTTATTTATGGGAGTTAAAAAACTATGAGACGAAATGCAGGCACGGACGCGGCCCCAAGTAACCTTTTCACAGATGGCAACCCATCAACTTCCACACCCGCGAGTGTGTTAGGGAGTGAATGGCTTAACATCGTACAGCAAGAAATTGCGAACGTGATTGAGTTTGCTGGGCTTACAATAGATCAAGCAACAGCTTACCCCTCAAACAACATGACGCAGCTAAGGCAAGCTATTCAGATTCTTGCATCTAGCGGCGGCGGCGGGAGTGGTGCTCAATGGCAAGAAAACCCCGGTGATTCACCTACAGCCACACAAGAAAACGGCGGCCTTGTTTATCTCTTCGAAGCGGGCTCAACTTCAAAATTAAATCTATTTTTGAAAGTCCCTGAAGGCTATCAAGCAGGTCGTCAAATTACGGCTAAGATTGGGCACTACAGCCCAAGTGCTTCCAACACTCAGCTTTTAAAAGCTCAAGCTACATTAGTGAGAGACGGCACTGACGCTTTTGATTCCACAACGAATCAAAGAACTACAACAAACACAGCGCTTACTAACACTGTTGCAAAACAGCTTCGTATGACAACTCTTGATTTAACTGACACAAGTGGGCAAATTAACGGTGTCGCGGTAACTCCGGGCGACATGATTAAAGTAGCTCTTTATCGTGACACAGATAGCGACACGGACGATATTCGTTTTGTCCCAAGTTTAACGGAAGTGAGATTTTAA